CATAGGTTGTATCCCGCTTGTTTTGTGTCATTGCGCTCGGCGGGCTTGCGCTCAAGTCCCGGTGGGGGAGTCGAACCCCCTTACGCCGTCACCGGGTTAACCACCGATTAACTGCGTCAGCGTTTGCCGGGGGCGTTCGCAATGCTCCACATGGCCCGAACAATGAAGTCCATTTCATCATCCGAGAGGCGGTGGCTCTGTCCCTCGAACTGAATTTCACGCAGGCTGTTGACACCGAGTCGCTGGTCGGTGCTTAGTTTGTAGGCGCTCTCCGTGGAACCATCGCCGATGATGGAGCCGGAGCGCGTCTTTGATGTCGTGCCGGGGTGGTAGAACTCACGTTCCCACGTCAACAGCAGGTGGCCGTGGATGAGCCACCCGTCGTCTACAATTTCGACCACCGAAGCGAAAGGTTCGTGTTTTGCCACGAAGTTGATGAGTCGCTTTCGCACCGAGACATCACGAGTGTTGTCGTAGAGCCGAACCAGCGACTCTCTCGTGTTGCCGTTTTCGCTTTTTCCCTCGATGAGGGCGTCTACGAGGTCACCTTTCTGGTGTGGGCCGAGATGAACGGGTTCGTAGTCGCCCATTTGAATCGTGTACGACCTCGCACCTTCGCCGGGAATGACCTGCATCATCGGCTTCTTGTCCTCTGCCTGAAGGCAGAGGATTTCCTCGCCGGTCTTCAGCAGATCCCACAGGCCGTGTTCAAACACGAGTCGGTTCATGTCCGACTTCGTGACCAGTTCTACGTCGCCGTCGTCGTATTGGATGAGGTAGTTAGCCTCTGGGCTGTCTAGTAGTTTTGGCATCAGTTTTCCTCTATCGTTGCTACGAGGTTCCGAACGGTTTCGTTATCAACCTTCGTGGGGTCGAAACCGGCATCGTGCATCCCCATCAGGACTGAACCGCGGAAGTCGTCCTGTCGGTAACTGCGGAACAGGTCGTAGACCTCGCTGTTGTCTTCCCACTTCGGAGTCTGTGCCTTGAGCTTGTACTTTTTCGCAGAGCCGTTCAGCTTTTTCCACCGGATGCCGGTGTTGTGTTGGGGGCCGTAGCTGTCCCACTTCAGGCCAAGGATGTCCTCAACGGGGTTGCACTGCCTGTAGAACACCAGTTTAGCGCGGTTCAGTGTCCGGTCGTCGGCCACGGCGAACAGTGGCTCGTCCTTGTTTTCGTTTCCGTCATCGTCCGGGTTCCACCGCGGCTGGTCGTGCATATCTTCGATGTAGTAGCCTCGAAGCGTCGCGTTCTCCTCTTTCAGCAGGAGCTTCTTACTCGGTTCGTTTGCATGGCACAGGATGATGTGGCGGTCGAGGTCCATGAGTTCATCGACCCGGTATCCACCTTCCTCAGTGGCAACCACTGTGGCTTTCGAGTCGGCGTAAAACTCGTCGTAGGTCTTCACACGAGGATGGCTTCCGATGGTCTCGTACTCACGTGCAGTGACCGACGCAATCGCCGCGAACTTCTGCATCCAGTGGAAGTCGCTGATGTTGTACTCGCCACCCCGCGGGAAGACCACGAGCGTATCATGACCGCCTATTCGACCTCTTTCATCGAGCTTTTCGAGCGTGTCTTCGATGGTGAGCCGCTGGTCAATCTTGGTGTTCGAGTTGTTGCACCGAATGGAGAGCGTTCGCGCTCCAACGGCTTCGATTTCGGCGCTGCCGCCGCCCTCATCGGATGACGGCGCGTCTCTGGTGTGCGCCTTGTTAATCTTGTCTGGGACCTCGAAGCGGTGGTCGCCCTGCGTTAGCGGCACGTCGTTGAGCAGGTGGAAGCCGTAGGTCTCTTGGTAGGTGCTGTACTCGCTAGTCCTTTCACAGGCGATGACTGAAGCGTCATCGAACGTGTTGTGAACCACGGCGTGCTTGTTTTCGTTGATGGTGCAACCAACGAACACGTGGTCTCGTGGCGAATCCGCGAGGATGTTGCCGAGCTTCGTTTTCGACCGGTGCTTTTTAAGCCGCGGCTGGTAGCAGTCGCTCGGAGCGTGCTGAACCTCCTCGAACATCCCGCAGACCTGCTTGATGGTGTCGTCGTCCCAGTCTGCGAACTGGTTCCGCTCGCCAACGAACTTCGTGAAGTTATAGAGGTTACGGGTAGCTTTCTTGCCGTGGTAGTTCACCATCTTCGCGAAGACGTGCCAGTCGTCGCTGTTCTCCATGATAGCTTCAGCGGCGTAGTCGGCTTCGTCTATCTTGTGGGTGAAGTCATCGACCAGCGCAAGCTCTGCGTCTTGCACTTTGCTCGATACGTAGCGGAAGAACTTCTTTTGGTGGCTGTCCTTCGAGAGACGGTCACGATCTGCCGTAGGCTCTGGCAGAATCACGTCTTCTTCGTGAAGGCCGCCGTTCTGCTCCACGTTAGCTCGGTACTGCCCCCGATGAGGGCCAGCGATAATGCGACCCTGTTCGTCATGAATCTGGATGGCGACGTTCCAGAACGACTCCACGTTCGCCGGTGTGTTCCGCCGGATGGGCATGGAAACCAGCCACGTGTCGGGCTGACTTCGGCTGAGGCTCATCCGTCCGACCTTCACTTCGGGGCCAGTGACGGCGGTGAACTCGCCGGGTCGGTCGATGACGACCGGCGGGTCGTTGAACTCCTCGTGGAATTTCACACCACCGTACTCCTCCTCAATGAGCGTTTCGCCGTTGCGGTGTTCGCGGTAGATGACCGGAACTTTCAGCTTGTCGGTGTACTGCTTCACCCAATCTTGAATGTTTGATGTTTTCACACCGCCCTTGTCGTGTTTGAGAATCGGCATCTCAAACCGCGTGCCTTGGAAGTCGTCGTCTATGTTGTTCGGCAGTGGGTTGTAGCCACCGACGTAGGCACAGACTCGAATCCCGTCGTGGTTGTAAGACGGGACGCCTTCACGACAAGTTTTTGTCTCAATGATGATGTCACCATCTTTGCCACTGACGTTGGCGAAGGTGAGCGCACCCATCCCCCACTTGCCGCCGGTATCGCCCTCGATGCCGGAGCCGGAGCGTCCCGTGAAGTTGTAGGCCCCATCCAGTTCGTTGAACGTCATACCAATGCCGTTGTCTTCCCAGATAAGCTTTCGCTCGTCTCGGTAGAGGTCGATGGTGATAGTTGGGTCGTAGCCGATGTCGCGGGCCGCTTCAACCACACGTTCAAGCTTCTGGGGACGGGATACCTTCACGAGGTCTTCATCGCCGACCGTATACTCGGCGAGAATCTTCTGGCGCGGCTTGTCGTTGACCTCGGTGATGTCCGTGTCGGTTGTGGGGTCGTACCACAGTTCACGGGTCAGGAACTCCGCGCCGTAGTCTGGGTGCTGTGCCAGCATCATCCGGGCCTTACGGATGCAGGCCGTCTCGGAGTTCTGAAGGAACTCTCTGGCAAAGGCCGACGACTCATCGTATATCTGCTCGGCGAGGATTTCGTTCAGCCAGTCGTCATCTACCTGCCGCTTTCGGGCTTTCGTTGAGCCAGTGGCCCGTGCGACAGGGTGGCTTTCATCAACCACGTCGAAGTCTTTCACCTCGGTCTCGCCAGATGCCGCGCTGACGATTTCTTCGCTCTGGTACGTTGCTACTGCGCTGGAATCCGTGTTTTCGGGTAGGTTGTCTGTCATTGGTGTATTTCGCCGACGACGTAGGTTTCACCGTTCTCGAACGTCACGATGCTACCGTTTTCGTGTTCCTCAACGTCCACGATGTCGTAGATGCCAAAGTCTTCGTTTCGGATGTTCGCCTGAATCGTGGTGAGGGGAAGCGAATACGCGTAAGTGGGCTTCGTACACTTCGCCCAGCCTCTGGCGTAGCACTCCGTATCGCTCAGAATCATTCCTGAACGCGTTCGGATAGCTTCGATGTGATTGTAGTGCTTCAGTAGGCCACTGCCGTCAGGCGACTGGTAGCCTTTGAAGTTGTCGGTCTTGCTTCGGAGCAGGCAGTTCCGCCCCGACGTTTGGTGCGGGGCAATGTGGCCGTTCTCCCACCAGCGAGCCACTTCTCGCTGTGTGCCGACCGACTTCGTGGTTTCGGTGTAGATGTCGCCGGGGAACATTTCACCGTTCGATGCCTCAATCGGGTAGCTTCCGTCGCCGCATTGTTGTTCTTGGCTCATGT